GAAGGTCCAGGCTGTATGTCCAGTACGTTGCAATTCATATACCGGGTAATCGGGGTGAAACAGATAAAGAATATCGGCGCTCTGAATGAATTTAAGCTTAGCCAGATCAGTTGCCGCATAAGGAGAGGCTATTTCATAGGGGACCGCGCCACTCATTACCTGGCCCCGGTCTTTGTAAACCCGCAAATAAAACTCACCAAATTCCAAAATATAAGCCTGCTCCGTACTAAACTCGAAGGGAATTAGACGGCTGGTCTTGCTGGATATNTTTGTTTCNGCAATATATCTGGTGCCCTGACGAAAGGTGGCGGGGCCATGAGTCAGAGGCAGGAAATTTTCCATGATCTCACAGCCCATAGTATATTTATCGAGATTCACAGCGCCTGCCAGAAGAGGCGTAAGTTCTCCGGCAGTAAAATTGTTTAAGAGCGGATCGTTTTTTGCCATCTACAATCTCGAATCGGCCCAAGAGGTATCTTCCCAGGCCTCNGGGGTTACTTCCTGCGCGTTCTGGCTCTTGGCCTTGCCGAGCTCCAATTGATATTCTTTCATGGCCTCGCCTTTCAACGAGGCATTGCCTGTGAGTTTATAGGCCACTTCCGCAGCCAGTCGCAGGGCCAATGCCGAACAGAAAGAGGGGGTGAACACACCTTCCACCGTCACCCGTGCGATATATTTGATGTTGCAGGGGCTGACGTTGGTCAAAAGCCTCCGACCCTCAATTTTATATTCAATCCCCGGGTCCACATTGGCCGCGGTATCTCCCACAATCCCCAATACCCGGAGACAAAAAGGGTCGGTAGGTAATTGGTAGGCATAGCAATAGCCGAACTCCGGGGCGGTGGTCAAGAGTGCTAACGTGGCCCGGGTGATGGCGAAATTCCAGGGATGGTCAGCCAGGACAATGTCCCGCACCAGATCGTAAACCGCCTTCAAGGTTTTGGCCCGCTTCGTATCATCATCAATAGAGATGATGTTTTCGGTGCCTAAGCGAGCCAGGGCCAGGTTGCAGATATCGGTTTTGGAGGCCATCACTTAAACCCGAGCAAGAGGATATCGCCGGCTCCAACTTGGTTACCGACCACATAAATCCGGGTGACCTCATGAATGGGGATAAGCTGCGGACCACCATCAATGGAATTGCCATAGGCAATACGAGGAGCCGTGGCGCTACCATTTCTGATCTGAATAGAATGGCCTAATGCAGCCGGGATATATTCGGCTTTTATCACCATCCGGGAAAACCCCAGGTCAAAGTCCGTGGAACCATCAAAAGTGATATCCAAATACGGATCACTAGATGTTGGTGTCGTGGGATTTAAGGTATTTGCCATATCTTGTCCCCTGGTAGAGGGGGCGAGTCTCCCCGCCCCGATTGGTTATTTGCCAAGGACGACAGCCCTGATGCTCGTCGCCGCAATGGCCACCCCAGCCGCCGCAATGAGGGGGCCATCCGCCGCCGCCGGATAATTAGCCTTGTAAATGATGAGTGAATGGCTTGCCGGGACATATTCGACGACATAGCCAGCCCCGCCGCCCAGAATNATCATGTCNTCNATGGTGGCCATGCCGAACAAAGACTTATCCGGAAGCGGCACGAGGCCGCCTGTCGGGATGGTCTTTGTCCCATNNCCGAAAGCTATCGTGACAAGATGGAACCGGCGGCGNCGGGTCAANTCCTTGGGACTGTTTATGGTTACGGTTACATCGGTAGAGGCGATGTCAGCCATGATGCTAATCTCCTGTTAANGTCAGGGGAGCGCAGCCAGGGCGCTCCCAGGTTTTTGTCAAACTTACGGGGCCATGAACAGCATCATAAGCGTCACATTGCCGGTTTGTGCGGTCCCGCCGCCGGTGGTCAGGGTCACCCAGGTCTGGCCATCAAACTCATATCCCAGGTAAGTGATAGCGGCAGCCCCGGCGTCAAGATCAGTCTTATCAGCCGCCGTCTGGACATCGGTTGCGGCAAGAAATGCCGCGGGGACAGCAGCCGCACCCGCGGCAGTACTGCCTACGCCCACGGAAATAGTAGCGGTGCCGCTGGCCATTTTGTCATAGGCCAGTTGGCCGGTGCCCAGGTACTTGAAGCCCTTGGGCGGCTTAAACACGTTGACAGTAGACCCGGAAGGCAGGGACGCAGCCTGGTAGGTCTCCATCATGACCTTGACCGGGCCTTCACCACCCCGAAGAGCCTTCTTTTGCTTGGAAACACGATCAGCATTGCTGGTATAATAGGTTGCCATTTAAACACCCCCTATTGCTGATAGCTCTGGATCAGCACCACTTGCTTCTCTTGCAGCCGGGTGACCCCAAAGTCCATGGACATCCAGAGTTGGATGGCGAAATTAAACTGAGATTCCTCGGTAACCCGGCTTTCGATGTCTTTCATGATGCCGAGGCAGACCCCATTTTTTACCCAAGCTACATGACTCTGAATATTATTAACGGGAGCAGGCAGGCGGTTGGTCATGTAGATATTGAAGCCGAAGAGCTTCGCGATCTTGCCATCTTGAATGGAGTTGAGGGCAATGATATTGGCTTGGGAATCAATCACTTCCGGCTCATTCAGCAGGTTATCAATGGCCTGCGGGGTCAGGGCCAGCATCTTTTCCTCTTCCGGGGGTATGTCGTTCAGATTGAAGATCTTCAGGGCGGCCCGGATTTTGGCGAGGCTCATGGCGCCGGTGCCGCTTTCGGCCACTATCTGATCGGAACCCAAGGAAATCGCCGTCTCAGTTTCATCATCCGTGCTCACGGCATAACGGGTGCCGATGGCCTGGGAGAGAATCATCTCATCAATGAAGCGATTGTATCCCGCCCGGAACGCCTTCATATAGTCATTGGTCGGGTCGGTGCCCATACGGAGAATGTCGTTGCGGTCAACCAAGGTAGCCAGATCGTAGGTTTCCGGCATAATCCGGGACCGGCTGTGGGCAACGTTGGTATGGACGGTGGGAGCGGCGGATGCTAGGCGCTTGGCCGGGCTGGCTGTGCCGATAAAATCGACATAGTGTTTCTGGCCGGTGAGGGGTTTGACGAAAACCTTATCTCTGAACTGAGTCTCCAATTGCTGCACGAGCAATTGGATATTCTGTTCATAGGTCTTGATAAAGCTGGTGGGGATTGAATAATCAGCCATTTTGGCGAACCTCCGAAGTTTAAATTCCTGCTTCTCTTCGGCTTGTCCGCCAAATTGGCGGGGCCAGGATTACATCAATGCTGTAAGCCGGGCCTCAAGAGAGGTTATCCGTGGGTGTGCTCGCTGTTTTAGGGGCCTTGCGGTTCTCCCTTACCTGTCATATTTGAGTTTCATCAGCCGGTCGCGCTCCGCTACTACCTGGGCGTGGTCCGGGTGTTTCTCATCCAAAAGGGCCGGGTTGCGGGCCAACTCTGCAAGTTTGGCATCAAGAGATGCCTGAGCCCCACCACCGCCCTTGATGAGTGACGCCTCACTCATGCTCTGGCCAATTCTCACCAGAAAGCGGGCGAGGTTGGGGTTATTCCATACAGGGTCTCCAGCCTCCAGGGAATCTTTGACCTTCTGATCCCCGCATTCGCGGATAACATAGTTAGCCAGTTCAATATTTTCCTGGTACTTGTCGCCCCATTCGGCTTTGAGTTCTCTCTCAGTCTCTGCTTTAGCTGTCTCGATGGCCTTTATGCCCTGAGCAATCTCTACCTGGGACTTCTCCAGATATTTGTTAAAGATGGTACCAGCCTGCTTTTCGTTTAGGCCGGCCTCATACGCCCAATTTCGGAAATCCGTAGCCAGGTCTTCCCGGTAAAATTCCTTCGGGAAATCCTTGGGGGCCTCTAAGCTATATTTATCCGGGGCTTCGGGGCGGCCAAGGGCCCCGTAATACTTGTCCCATTCCTCCTGAGGCGCATCGTCATCAGGCCGGATTATCCCTTTCTTGCCGATGAGTTTTTGCGCGTTGGCGTAATTCTTAACCAGCGTCGCCTCATCGGGGATGGAGGCCCAATAATCAGCATCCTTGAACTCTTCCGGAATGTATTGCCGGAAGCTTGGCTCTTTGACCTCTCCGGTGCTGGGACTCGCCGCCAGTTGTCCCGGCATCAACTTCGGCGCTGGTCACGGTCTCATCACTCATACAGGCTCCTTTTTCGGAAATTTAACCCGGCCCAGCATGGCCAGGATATGCAGGCCGATCATCCGGCGGCCCTCATTCCGGGCCATCTCAAGGGGATCAGTTGCCTTGTTGATGCTGAAAACCCCGCACACCCTCAATAGATGCTCGCACGTTATCTCACCGCTCGGGCCGCTAAAGCACTTGCGGTAAGCAATCTGGGTGTCGGTGGGGCGATCTTTTTCAGGCATATCTATTTTTCTTCAGGTCCTACCAATTTCAATTTATCTTGCGGTCCAGGAAATTTCCTTTTCCCCCTAAAAGATGCCTTCAGCCAGGCGGCTTTTTCCAACTGGAGAAGTTGAGATTGTTTGCCTTCTTCCGAAAGACTGCTCATATCAACATGGGTCAAGAGTTTAATAGTCTGGTTGACCTTAAACATGGCCTTTTTGAAGAGTTTGTTGGCCGCAATGGTTACTTGATCGTTGGGATGAAGCACCATATACCCCTGACCGCGGACATTCTCAAGATGCAAGAGATGCTCTTCAAGCAAATATTTCTTGAGATTTTCGGTCGCCTGAAGCACCTCAAAACTATAAGATTTCCATTGAGCGCTTGTTCCATTCCTGGGTTCAGTAATATCCATATATCCGTGGAGTTCCTGAAAGGATATTAAAATTCCATATCCTTCATTTTCCCAACGCTTTAAAATGCGGTCAGCTGCTTCTTTCCAGCCGGGATACAGTTTGATTGCTTTATCATCATTCATAAAGTTTCCTTTAGGTCTTTTTGGTAAATGGTAAATCCCCTGCCATGCCTTGCCTTACCTTGCCTCGCCCGGCCCGGCCCTGTCTCGCCTTGCCTTGCCCAGCCAGGCCTCGCCCCGCCTTGCCAAGCCTTGCCTCGCCGAGCTTTAAAATAGTTAGAAAATTAAAGTTTTTGTAACTCACCAAAATAAAAGGCTTTTGTTGTAGTTGAAGACGGCCAAGTTGTGGCTCATTGGTTTGCCTGTAACAGGATTTTCCCGCTCTTTGATTTCCCCAACCGGTGCCAACCGGCCTTGAGGAAACAGTAGCCGGGGTTTGTGGACCGCACCTTGGCGGGGTCCACGTAGGTTATGAAACCGTCCTTTGGTGGATGACCCCATACCACGGTGGCCACTTGCATAGCTTCCGCAATCATTTCAGAGGACAGGTGGCACGACTCATTGCGGAAGGCCACGCAGTAATAGCAATCAAACCCATCTCCCCTCAGCTCCGCCTTGGCCCACAGCCAGATGAACACCGCGTCTGCCTTGGGGGTTCGGAGAACAATGGAACGGCCCGGCCCCACAAAGCCATGCTTGGGGCTCCTGCTGGCCTTGCGGTAGTAATGGCGGTTCACCAGGGGCAAGAGCTCCGGGTCTCTGTCCCGTGTCCGCATCCAAAACCGGTAAGGTGCCGGTGGCCCGAAAAGCATCATTGTAAGCACCCTAAAAAGCCCAAAAAGGCCAGTTCGCCAAGAATTTTCATTACTTCCGGCCAACTCATTTCAGACCTCCCGGCTCAATGGTATCCCTGCCTTGCCCTGCCGCGCCATGCCATGCCGCGCCTTGCCCTGTTTAAACCTTTTCGACCATAAAGCGCCCAAACCGGGGCCGCCAATCTCCCAGGCCCACCAGGATACCGGCGTCCTCAGCCACCTTGATAAGTTCATCCTCGTCTATGATGGTATCTTCAAAATGCAATGGAGCCTGCACAGACCAATTATGAAAAATTGGCCGTGTCCGCATGGTGGATTTTTTTTCCACCACAACTGTATTTATATAATTGTAATGGGGATAATAATTATCCAATTCTTCAATGGGAATGCCATTAGAAGTACCATTAGAGGCACTCGTTATTTTTATCTTTGGCCCCTGATATGATAATGGCAGATAATCCTCTAAAATATTGACCCCTATCTTGATTTTCGGTCCTCTCTTTGATTTCTTGGCGCCATACCACAGGCAAGATAGGATGTTCAGGGAAGGAATGACAATTTGGCCATCATGTAAATATAAGCCCGCCTCCCATTCTATCCTGGAAATTTCCATGTGATCTGCCTCTGTCTTATTCCGTTTGCCGGTCAATTTCTTCAAGGCCTTGGTGTAAGGATTCAGAGGATTAGCTAATCTGTTGTTGTGCAACAGGATCGGGTTAAGGCCCACAAAATTGAGATTCAGCTTCTGCAAAGACATTTTTGTTCTCCTTTTTTCTTGCGCTATGGTTTTGGCTTTGAGGGGGTTCAAGACCCGCTGCTTTCGCCGTTTTACCGTTGGCATTGATTTGGAGGTTTCCACTTAGCTCTTCTTCGGCCTGCCCTTCTTCCTCCCGATCTTACCCATCAGGGCCATGAGGATGAAATACTGTCTGGCCGCATCTCCGGCCTTCTGCCAAGCCAAGGTGGGTGGCATCTCACCTTGGGTTAGAGATTCAAGGCATACTTCATAATTGGATTTCTCCTCAGGCATTACCCGCCCCCTGCTGCAAACTTTGAGCCAGCGCATCCATGGGCGAACCCGGTTCAGGTCCCTTCGCCAGGGCTGGCAATGTCTTGGCCCCCTGCATGAGCATCTGCGCCTGCTGCATTTGTTGGGCCTGTTGTGCCTTTGCCTGGCGAATGGCCGCCACCTCATCCTCTGTCCTGATCAATTTCTGGGGCATGCCAGCATTTTCGGCCACGTGCCGTACCGCCTCATCGAGATCAAGGACATCAATTACCCCCGGGTCCACCGCCGCAGCTTGCCCGGCAAAACCCACAGCCTGAATGATGCTCTGCGATTCGCTCATTCTCTGGGCCTTAGCCAATGGGCTGATATACTCCACCCGCAAATTGCCGCCATTCTGAATCAGGACTTCCGGCGGAGGGGGAATTTCCCCGGCGTCCCAGAGGATATTAAAAACCCGGTCAAAAATGGGGTTGTACCGCTCTGTCTGTAACCTACCAAGGAACGGCCCCAACATCTGCATCTTTTCCTGCGCCACCTGGATAAATTCGGTGGCGGTGACTTCCTTGTCTTGCGCCAAGATCATCAGATCATTGAAAAAAATCCGGCCAATGCGGTTGCGGGTGGTCTCCATATCCGCTTCATCATAACCTAGGTCCTGCGCCACAGGGAAAACCCCAATCTTCTCATTCATGTTGCCATCAGCATTGATGAAATTGATGCCACTCGGTGTCAACCGAATTGGTTGTCCCATGAAACCGTCATTGGGAAGGAGAAGCGGGGGAGAGAGCTTTTTCTGCGCGGCCTTAAGGATGTCCTGGCGTTTTTGTTGCAGTTCTTTGATATCCGGCAGGGCCACCATGCCAGGACCACGTCCATACACCTCCCCGGACGAAATAGCGGCTCACCACATAGGGGAACTCTTTAAACCCACTTTCCTCAAGGATAGTATTAGTGCCATCCTCCAGATATACCGACCGCCAGGCCATATTGAGGTTGTCCTTCTTCCTGGCATCCCGGTTGGTCCTTGGTTCCACCGCATGGATAATCAAAACCTCTTCGTGGGGCTTGTTGCCTTCCATAAACCCCCGAACTTTGGCGCTGGCTTTGCTGCCGAACATCCCTACCACGTTCCTGGCACTCATATTGAACTTGCGGTATAGGGTGTCTATTTGACGGTATTCGTTGGCCGCCACATAGCACTCACCCACATTGATGGTATCGAAATACACCCGCCAGCGGGGATGTCTGCCAACGAACATGACACTCTGCCCAAACCCTCCATCATCAATGTAGGCCTCATGATCGGCAGTGTAAAAATTGCTCTTGTGAAACACATGGCGGTAAATGCGCTCCAGCTCCTCCAACCAAACCTTGACTTCCTTAATCTCTTCCAGGTCCTCAATTTCGCAACCCAATTTGAACCAGGGAATCGCCTGGTTGGCCATGCGTGAGGCCATGCCCGCCGCAAAGAGCAACAAAGCATGGGTGGCAGTGGAATCAAAGATATACTGCATCTTTTTGACGCCTTTGCTAGCTGCCTCTGGTACCATGACATCTTGGCGGAAAGGCATCAGGTATTGCACAATCTCTTGACAATGCGCGGCCCAAGTGTCGCGGTCAGTCTCCATGCTGGAGAGACGCTGCTTGATGCTATGGGCGAGATCGGTCATTTGCCCTTGCCCTTGCCCTTATCTTTGCTCCGGCCTGCATGTTGCATGGCAATTGCAATGGCCTGGTCTTGTTTATATCCAGCCGCCATCAACTCCGCAATGTTCTGACTTATCACCTTATCGCTCTTGCCTGGCTTTAATGGCATCTATCTAAGCCTCTATCCCCCAGACCCCCGGTAAGGATAGTCGATCCTGGTCCCTTGGCGCTCAATGCTGCCCGGCGCTGTTTGTCGGCTTCCTCCTGCGCCAGCCGCTTGGCCTCCTCGCTGCCAGGGGACGGCGTGGAAATCGTAGGAGGCGGTACATAACTAGGCATGCTGGGAGCCTTGGGGGGTGAAAAGATGAAGCCCATTAAGCCATAC